GACCCGAACACGCGCTGCGTGTGGGACCTGCAGGGCCGCATGGTGAGCCAGGGCGCACCCAAGCCCGTGCCGCCGCCGGCGCCCGGCACGCTGAGCCTGGCCGAGCGCGAGGCGCTGCGCCTGCTGGCCGCCGACGGCGCGGCCAAGGCGAGCGAACGCACGCTGCTGGCGCTCAAGCGCGCCGGGCTGATCGTGCTGGGCGCGCAGCTCACGCCCACCGGCCGGCAGCTGGCCGAGCAGCTGCACGCGCCGCGCACCCAACGTGACGGGCAGCGCGACGGGCAGCGCGACGGGCAGCGCGACGGGCAGCGCGATGCGGAGGCGACGCGATGAGCGCGCGCACGCCTTCCACGCCATCTGCGCCGTCCACCTGGATGAACGCGCTGGTGGTCGAAGTGCGCGCCACCAACCAGGCCCGCGCGGCCGAGCGCATCGGCGTGAGCGAGGCCACGGTGAGCCAGGTGCTCAGCGGCACCTACAAGGCCGCCACCACGCGCATCGAGCGCCGCGTGCGCGGCACCCTGATGGGGGCCACCTGCGTGTGCCCCGTGATGGGGGAAGTCTCCACCCGCGTGTGCCAGGACGTGCAGGAACGCCAGCCGCCCGGCGCCACGCGCCCGATTGCCAACCCGCAGCACGCGCAGGCCTGGTTCGCCTGCCGCGGCCGCGGGCCTTTCACCCGCGCGGGCGCGTGCCCGCACTTCAACGGCGCCGGCACGAGGCCCGGCGCGAAGGAGCCTGCATGAACCGCATCAAGCTGATGGACCGGCACGGGCCCACGCTGCCCGGCATGGTCTTCGGGTGGGCCGTCGCCATCGCGTGCGTCTGGGTCGAGTGGCGCGACGCGGTGCGCGCGCGGCGCCGCGAACGCGAGTGCGATGCGCGCTACGCGCTCGTGCACCAGCCCACCTGGCGCGACGACTGGCTGCTGCTGGCCGTGGCCGCGATCTCGCTCGTGGCGTGCGCGGCCCTGGTGGCGTGGAACCTCTCCGATGCCTGGCCGGGAGTGCGTTGATGCGCGCCCCGACCGTCAAGGTGCGCTTCGGCCGCCAGATGACGACGTCCACGCGGCGCGTGCTGGACTTCCTGCGCGCGCACCCGGGTCACAGCATCGACCAGCTGAACGACTGGCTGCCCACGGCGGACATGAAGACACGCCTGGGCGTGCTGCGCCGCGGCGGCTACGCGTACTGCGAGCGCAAGGCCGGCACGCGTGCGGCGCTGTGGTTCGCCACCGGGCTGGAGCCCGCGGGGCCGGACCTGCTGCCGCGCTACCGCAACGAGCGCGGCACGCGCACGCCGCCTCGCGTGGTGGATGTGCGCACGCCGTGGCCAGACCCCTACCTTAGCGATGACCACCTGCGCCCGGGCAGCCAGGACTTCCGCGAGTGGCCGAGCCTGCGCCTCGGCCGGCGCGTGTGGTGCTACCGGCGCAGCGGAGGCCAGCCATGACCACCGACGTCGTCGAGGACCGTCCGCTCCAGGCCGCTTTGCCGCTGTGGCCGAAGACGCGCGTGGAGCAGATCGCCGCGCTGATTCAGCTGCTCGCCACCCGCCACGCCGGCCGCGAGCGCGGCATCGGCGCGGAGGCGCTGGCGCGCACGCTCGGCATCCACGAGCGGCTGCTGCGCGCGCTGGTGAGCCAGGCGCGCGAGCAGGGCTGCGCGATCAGCGCCACGCCGGAGACCGGCTACTACGTCGCCCTCACCGCGGCCGAGCTCGAGGAGAGCTGCGAGTTCCTGCGCAGCCGTGCGATGCACAGCCTGCGCATCGAGGCCCAGCTGCGGCGCATCCCGCTGCAGGACCTGCTGGGCCAGCTTCACCTTCCCACCTGACCGGAGACCCCCCATGCCCCTGAGCGACGACCCCAACCGACCCGAGGCACTGGTCTGCGACGAGATCATGGACCTGCTCAACGTGATGGGCTGCGACCACCAGGTGGCGCTGGGCGCGCTGCTTGGCGCGTACCGCGGCATCGCGCTGCAGCACCGCTGCTGCACGCCCGTGAGCGCGGCGGAGTGCTCGCGGGTGGCCGCCGAGCTGATGTACTCGGCGCTGCGCGGTGCGCCCGCGAACGCTGGCGCCGCCGCCGGCGGCGAGCTGAAGGCGCCCCACCACTGACCGGAGGCCAACGCATGACCACACTGAACGACATCGAGGCGCGCGCGAAGGCCTACGCCGAGCAGCGCGCCAGGCTCGCCGAGCTGGTGACCGCGCTCGACGACGGGCTGAAGGCGTTGAAGAAGGACCACCTGCCCGGCATCAAGCGCGCGCTGGCGCGGGCGGCCGAGAAGCACGCGGAACTGCAGGCGCTGATCGAGGATGCGCCGGGCCTGTTCGTCAAGCCGCGCACCGTGATCCTTCACGGCGTGAAGATCGGCTACGCCAAGGCCAAGGGCGTCATCGAGGTGGCCGACCGCGCGCGCACCGTGGCGCTGATCAAGCGCCTCTTCCCCGACCAGGCCGAGACGCTGCTGATCGTCGACGAGAAGCCGAACAAGACGGCACTCGCGCAGCTGCAGGTGGCGGATCTCAAGCGCCTGGGCTGCACCGTCAGCGACAGCGGCGACGTGATCGTCATCAAGGCCGTGGACAGCGAGGTCGACCGCATGGTCGACGCGCTGCTGGCCGACGCGGTGGATACCGCCGTGGAGGCGCAATCGTGATCGCGCGGCTGATGAACCTGCTGCATTCGTGGCGTGCCGACGCCGAGGCCCCGACTCGGGTGGGCGTGCTGAACACGGGCGAGCTGATCGTGCTGTCGCCGGAGATCGGCACGCTGGTGCTCGGCAAGGAGACCACCGACCTGGTGCGCGACGCGCTGTGGCTCGACGACGGAAGGAAGGAGGCCCCGCATGAGCGCACCTGAAGCCGCAGTCGTCGACGACGACCCGATCGTGCAGACGCGTCGCAACGCGCGCGGCGCGCCGCCGCTGGCCACCACCGGGGTGGCCAGCGTGCTGGCTGATCGGCATGGACGCGGCCATGCGGCAGCTGGCGCGTGAAGGGAGGAAGTGATGAAGCCACTCGCAACGCCCGCGCAGCCGCGCAACAGCGGCCTGGCGCAGATCCACATCGCCAAGGCGCAGCTGCGCATGAGCGACGACGACTACCGCGCGATGCTGTGGGGCGTGGCCCGCGTGCGCAGCGCCGCGGACCTTGACCACGCCGGCCGCGCCAAGGTGCTCGAGCACCTGAAGCGCTGCGGCTGGAGCCCGGCGCGCGGCAGCAAGCCGTACCCCGGCCGCCCGCGCGCGATCGAGGGCACCGACCGCAGCGCGCAGCTGCGCAAGGTGGAGGCGCTGCTGGCCGATGCCGGCAGGCCGTGGGACTACGCGCACGCGATGTGCAAGCGCATGTTCGGCGTCGATCGCGTCGACTTCGCCACGCCGCTGCACCTGCAGAAGCTGATCGCCGCGCTCATGTACGACCAGCGGCGGCGCGAGCAGCGGAGCGCATCGTGATGCAGATGACGTGCCCCTGCTGCCACGCGCACGTGCCGCTGGAGGCCGCGCTGCAGGACGAGGCCGGCCGCGAGCTGGTGGGCATGCTGGCGGCGATGCAGCCGGAGCTGGCGCGCGTGCTGGTGCACTACATCGGCTACTTCCGGCCCGCGAAGCAACAGCTCGGCTGGGGCCGCGCACTGCGCCTGGTGCGCGAGGCGACCAACCTGTGCGTGATGGCGCCGCCGCTGGTGTGGGCGCTGAACGAGACCGCGCGGGTGCTCGACGAGAAGCGCGCGCAGCCCGGGTGGAAGCCGTTGGGCAACCACAACTACCTGAAGCGCGTGCTCGAAAGCGTGCCTGAACACCTGCTGCAAAGCCCGCCCGCCACGCCCGGCGGCGCGACGCCGCCGGTGCCGGCCAGCAAGACCGGGCGCGCGCTCGTCGCGCTGGAGGCGATGAAACGATGAGCCTGAGCCCGACCACCTATGAGCGCCCGCCCCACGGCTGGACCTGCTTCCACTGCGGAGAGACGTTCACGACGGAAGGCAGCGCACGGGTGCACTTTGGCGCCGAGCCGAGCGCCACGCCTGGTTGCGTGCTCAAGGTTCGCCTCGGTGCCGAACGTGGGCTGCTGATGGCACTGCGCGATGCCGAGGAGCGCATCGCGCGCTACGTGGGCGAGGACAGCGACACCATGCGCGAACTCCATCGGATGCAGAGCCGGCACACCGCGCAACTGCTGGAAGCCGAGGAGGCCGGCTATGCCCGCGGGATGCGCGACGCCGGGCAAGCAATGGGGGCGCAGCAGCGCAGCATCCGCGCCGCGATTCACGAGGCAGAGGGCACACGATGACCTCCACCACCGCGCCCACCGGCGTGCCGGCCTGGTTCCACAACGCGATCGTCACCGGCGCGCAGCGCATCTACACGCTGATGCTGCCCGGCAGCCCGGCGGGAGAGTCGCTGCAGCTCACCGTCTACACCTGGATCGACGCGTTGTGGAGCGCGCCGGTGCAATGGGACGAAGCGGCGGACGCGCCGCGCCTGGACGCGATGTTCACGCGCCTGGCGCTGCGCGCCGACCGCTGGCCAGCACCACGCACGCTGATGGAGTGGCTGCCCGAGCGCGCGCCGCCGGCGCTGCTGGCGCGGCCGCACACGCCGCCGAGCGACGCGGTGCGCGCGCGGCTCGCGGCACTGGGACGCAGACGCACCGACGACACCGCCGAGGAGGGAACCACGTGAGCCACGCGAAGCACGAAGCGCGCTATCCGACCGTGCTGGCCGACCTGGCCGACCACGTCACGCGCCAGCTCCAGGATGCCGGCATCGACAGGGACCGCGCGACGGCGATCGGCGCGTCGGCTGCCGAACACGTGCGCGAGGTGCACGGCGGGCAGCTCGTCTACTTCCCTAAGGGCGCGGGCTTCTCGGCGCGCAAGCGCTGGGACGAGATCTGGGCGGCGTTCGACGGGCGCAACCACGCCGAACTGGCATACCGCTTCGGCATGGGCGTGCAGGGCATCTATCGCGTGCTGGCGATCAAGCGCGAAGAGGCGCGGCAGCAGCCGGGGCTGTTCTGGAATGATGGAGGTGCGGCGTGAGCGCGTATAGAACCGACGACGTGCTGGTGCGTTTCACCGCCGGCACGCACGTGACGAGCACCGTGCGCGGCGTGCGCACGAGTTCGACGATGAGCGCAGGAGAGGCCGCTACCCGCCTGGGCCGCAAGCTGTACGCGGAGACCTTTGTCCGGGCCGAGCTGGTGCGGCGCGTCGACGGGATGCCCGAGCACTGGCGCATCGTGGCGCGGCAGTGGGTGCGGAAGTAGCAGGAGGCCGACCATGCCGATCAGGCCCGAGAACAAGGCGCGCTACCCGGCCGACTGGCAACAGGTGCGCCAGCGCATCCTGCTGCGGGCGAACTTCCAATGCGAGCACCCTGGATGCAGAGCCATGCACGGCACGATCGGCTACTGGTACGACGGCGCGTTCCGCGCGCTGCACGACAAACTGTGGCACGCGGGATATCGCCCGGGCGACGTGTTGCGCTACGCCGAAGGCGGCGCCGTCTACGAGCTGAAGGTGATCAGGATCGTGCTGACCATCGCCCACCTGGACCACCAGCCCGAGAACTGCAGCGACGACAACCTGCGCGCCTGGTGCCAGCGCCACCACCTGGCCTACGACGCGAAGCATCACCAGGTGACCCGGTACCGGACTCGCCACGCAGCGGCGCGGACGGTGGACATGTTCCCCCCGGAAAGGATCTAGATGGATTCCAAGTTGATTCAAGCGCGCGCCGAGATCGAGGAGATCCTGCGCAGGCACGACATCGCGGCCCACGTGGTGCTGCACAACGCGCCCGGCAACAGCAAGATCTTCATGCGGCTGACCCCGGGTTACAGCAAGCTCGCGGAGCTCGGTAGCGAGCGGGACGGCATCTCCTTCCGCCTGCGCTCGAAGCTCGCGGACTACGGCGGCGACGTCGAGGCGCAGAAGCGCGACTTGGCCGCGACGGCAAACATGGTCTCGTCGATCGCGATGCACCTCGGCACTGCCGCGATGCCGATGCTGCGCCTGGCCGAGCAGATCGACCGCGCGGTCGGCGCGACGCACACCGAGATGCAGCGCACCGAGGGGAGGCCGCAGTGACCGCCGCCTCTGAATTGCTCGCCGCGCGGGGCAACGACTTGCTGATGCTCCTCGCGGCCAACGTGGCGCGGCTGGGAGTGGCGCAGTGACCGTCGAGCAGCTCCGCGCAGCGCTGGCGGCGATGCCCGGTCACTGGCCGGTCCACGTAGCCGTGAACAGCGATCACGACCACGGGCGCGGCATCGACACGGACTACCTGTTCACGCTGGACTGCGTGCGCTCCGCGTTCCCCTCGCAGGGCAACATGGCGGTGATCACGATCAACTACGAGCCGACGTGACCGGAGCCGCGCCGCGTTTTCGCCCGAGCTAATCGCCCGGCGCGCGCGCGCGCGGAACCATGCCGCGCATGTCGCCGCCGCTGCCGCCGGGCTACCTCACGCCCCACTTCTCGCTGGCCGAGTTCACGGCCAGCGAGGCGGCCGCCAGGCGCGGCATCGACAACACGCCGCCGTTCCACCTGCTGCGCAACCTGGAGCGCACGGCGCAGATGCTGGAGCGGGTGCGCCAGGCCATCGGCGACGTGCCGATCCTGATCCTGAGCGGCTACCGCTCTTCGGGCCTGAACGCGGCGGTGCGCGGCTCGCGGAACAGCGCGCACATGCGCGGCCTGGCGGCGGACTTCCACGCGCCGCGCTTCGGATCGCCACGCGATCTGTGCGTGCGACTCAGCGGCATGGTGGACGCGCTCGGCATCGACCAGCTGATCTGGGAGGGCACGTGGGCGCACATCGGGCTCTTTGAGACCGAACCACCGCGCGGCCAGATCATGACGGCCCACTTCCGCGTCGGCGCCGCACCGTACTACACGCCGGGGATCGCCTGATGCTGCAGGCCATCATTCCGATCATCGGCAGCCTGCTCGGCAAGGCGATCGACCGCGCGGTGCCCGACGCCGACCAGGCCGCGCGCCTGAAGGCCGAGGTGATGACCGTCGTGCTGCAGCAGGCCGGCGCCGAGCTGCAGGGCGCCGTCGAGATCATCAAGGCGGAGGCCCAGGGCGAGAGCTGGCTGCAGCGCAACTGGCGTCCGCTGCTGATGCTCACGGTGGTTGCCATAGTCGGCAACAACTACCTGCTGGCGCCCTACGTCAACGCGCTGTTTGGCGCCGGCGCCGCGCCGGTGTTGGACCTGCCCGACAGGCTGTGGGACCTGATGACGCTGGGCGTGGGCGGCTACGTGGCCGGGCGCACGGCCGAGAAAGTGGTGGCGACGTGGAAGGGCGCGGAGAAGTGACGGTCCAGCTGGAGATGAGCCACGTGATCGCGCTGGCCGGGGCGCTGTGCGCGGGGTTCTGGGCGTTGGCGCGGCTGCTGCTGGCGCAGTTCCAGCGTTCGATCGACGAGCGGTTCGCGACCATCAACACCGCGTTGGCCAGCTCGCTGCGCACGCAGGACGAGAACCAGCGCCGCATCGAGCGCGACCTGATGGACCTGAAGGTGGCGCTGCCGCGCGATTACGTGCGGCGCGAGGACCACACGCAGCACATCGCCACGATCATGACCAAGATCGACGCGCTGGCGATGCGCATGGAGACGCTGTTCCTCCGTGCGATTGACAAGGAGGGCGCGCGTGAGTGACTTCACGCCGGAAGGCATGGCCCGCGTTCGCCGCGAGACCATTCGCTGGTTCATCCTCGTGGCACTGGACGTGTCGCGGCCGGCCGGCTGCTACACCGAAGTGCTGCTGAGTGTCGTACAGGGCACCTGGCCGGACGCCACCCATCTGGAGGTGCGGCGCGAGGTCGACTATCTCGAAGACCTCGGCCTCCTGGAGGTCAGGCGCGACCCCACCGACCGCTGGTACGCGGAGCCCACGGCCAACGGCGTCGACGTTGCCCAGTACGCAGTGGACTGCCCGCCGGGCATCAAGCGGCCGAAGTTCACGCGGGGCGGATAGGTGGGCCAGCGCAGCAAGGTCGACGCCCTGCCGCCGGACGTGCGCGCGGCGCTTGACCGCAAGCTCATCGACGGCGCGTTCAGCGGCTACGTCGAGATCCAGGACTGGCTGCGCACGATCGGCTTCGAGATCGGCAAGAGCAGCGTGCACCGCTACGGCAGCCGGCTCGAGGAGCAGATCGCCAAGCTGAAGGCGAGCGCCGAGCGCGCGCGCGCGATGGTGGAGGCCTCGCCGGACGTGGCCGACGACATGGCGCAGGCCACGATGCGCATGCTGCAGGAGAAGCTCTACACGGTGCTCGAGGCGATGGACGACATCGACCCGGAGAGCGTGGACCTGGTGAAGGTCGCGAAGGCAATGGCGCCGCTGGTGCGCGCGGGCATTGCGCAGAAGCGCCATGCCGAAGAGACGAAGCGCCAGCTGGCCGAGGCGGCCGAGAAGGTCACCGCCGAGGCGCGCGCCGGGCGCATCCCGAACGTCTCGGCGGAGGCGCTGGCGCGCATCCGCGAGATCTACACCGGCGCCGTGGCGGCGCCTCAATGAGGGCTTGAAGGAGCTTCGATGAAGGCAACGATCGGCCGCATGGTCACGGTTCTGGGCGTGCACAGCAACGGCGCCACGGAGGCGCCGGCGGTCATCACGCGTGCGTGGAGCGATCGCGACGTCGCGGAGGGCGGGGTGATGGTGAACCTGACCATCTTCCCCGACATGGCGCCGCCTCTCGCGCAGGGCAGCGTCACGCTGTTCGAGACCGCCGAGGAGGCGCACGCCTGGCGCGGCGGCAACCCGGTGGCGCTGGCCGCGCACTGGCCGACGAGGGCCTGAGCGTCATGGCCGCGGCGGCGGGCGTCGCGCCGCTGCTCTACCCGTATCAGCGCAACTGGTTCCTCGACCGGTCGCGGTTCAAGCTCGGCCGCTTCGCGCGGCAGACGGGCAAGACGTTCACGACCACCCTCGAGATCGTGGACGACGTCTACGAGGCGGAGTCGCAGGACCGGCGCAGCCCCTGGGTGATCTTGAGCCGCGGCGAGCGCCAGGCGCTCGAAGCGATGGAGGAAGGCGTCGAGCGCCACATCAAGGCGTACAGCTACGCGCTCGGCGCGATCGCGCGCGAGGACTTCGACTTCTACGACGAGGACTCGGGCATCAAGCGGCGCGGGCTGCAGCTCATCTTTCCCGGGCGCACCAAGATCACGGCGCTGCCGGCCAACCCGGACACCGCGCGCGGCTTCAGCGCGAACATGTTCTTCGACGAGTTCGCCTTCCACCGCGACAGCCGGAAGATCTGGGCTGCCGCCTTCCCGATCATCAGCGCGGGCTGGCGCGTGCGCGTGACGAGCACGCCTAACGGCAAGGGCAACAAGTTCTACGACCTGGCCACGCTCGACGACCCGATCTGGAGCAAGCACGTGGTGGACATCCACCGCGCGATCGCCGAGGGCCTGCCGCGCGACGCCGACGAGCTGAAGCGCGGCCTGAACGACGACGACATCTGGCGGCAGGAGTACGAGCTGGAATGGCTCGACGAGGCGAGCGCCTGGCTGAGCTACGACCTGATCAACTCGGTGGAGCACGACCACGCTGGCGTGCCCGAGCACTACGCGGGCGGGCCGTGCTTCGTGGGCGTGGACATCGCGGCGCGCAACGACCTGTTCGTGATCTGGGTCGACGAGCTGGTGGGCGACGTGCTGTGGACGCGCGAGGTGATCGAGCGCCGGCGCATCAGCTTTGCCGAGCAGGACGCGCTGCTCGACGACGTGTTCGCGCGCTACCAGGTGCTGCGCTGCTGCATGGACCAGACGGGCATGGGCGAGAAACCGGTGGAGGACGCCAAGCGCCGCCACGGCGAGCTGCGCGTGGAGGGCGTGCTGTTCACTGCGGCCAACAAGCTGCAGCTCGCCACCCGCGGCAAGCAGGCCTTCGAGGACCGCAAGGTGCGCAACCCGATGGGCCGCGAGGAGCTGCGCGCGGACTTCCACAAGCTGCGCAAGGACACCAGCGCCACCGGCGCCCCGCGCTTCGTGGCCGACGCGGACGCGACCGGCCACGCAGACCGGACGTGGGCCCGGTTCCTCGCCATCAACGCGAGCGACAAGCCGCGCGTGCGGATGGAGTACCAGGCCGCCGGCATCGAGCGGGTCAACGCCGACCTGGCCGACTACGTGGGGAGCTGAGCACCGTGCCGATCCTGGACACCGAAGGGCGTTGGATCACGCTGGGCAGGGACGGCAAGCCGATCCTGCAGGAGATCGCCTCGATCGAGCGCGACATCCACCGCGTGTTCTACGGCCGTGCCCTGCGCAACGAGGACGAGACGCTCCTCAGCCGCGGCGGCGCCAAGGGCCTGCGCATCTACGACGATCTCAAGCGCGACGCCCACGCCGGCGCCGTGCTGGCCAAGCGCAAGATGGCCGTCACCTCGCGGCCGTGGCGGGTGAACCCGGCGAGCGACAAGCGCGCGGACAAGAAGGCCGCAGACCTCGTGCAAGGTGCATTCGAGCACCTGCGGTTCAACCACGTGTGCAAGCGGCTGCTCGAGGCGACGCTGAAGGGCTTCGCGGTCAGCGAGGTGATGTGGGAGGTGCGCGACGGCGCGGTGCTGCCGCGCGCGATCGTCGCACGGGACGCGCGGCGCTTTGCCTTCGGCATGGACAGCGGGCTGCGGCTGAAGACGCCGGAGAACATGATCGATGGCGAACCGCTGCCGGACCGCAAGTTCATCGTGCACCGGCGCGGCGCCGACGACGACAGCCCCTACGGCGCGGGCATCGGCGGCATGCTGTTCTGGCCGGTGTTCTTCAAGCGCAACACGATCACGTTCTGGTTGACCTTCGCCGACAAGTTCGGCTCGCCCACCGCGGTGGGGCGCTACCCGAACGGCGCCGGCGATGAGGAGCAGAAGCAACTGCTCGAGGCGCTGCGCAAGATCTCGCAGGACGCCGGCATCATCGTGCCCGAGGGCATGCTGATCGAGCTGCTCGAGGCCACCCGCACGGGCAGCGTCGACACCTACGAGAAGCTCGTCCGCTACATGGACGAGCAGATGAGCAAGGCGGTGCTCGGCGAGACGATGAGCACCACCGC